TTGCTTTCCATAATTTTCTTGTCCTTTTTGTTGGTTCAGTGGGGCGGACCTGATCGAGGCGGACCTGCGCGGGGCGGACCTGCGCGGCGCGGCCCTGAGCGGGGCGGACCTGAGCGGGGCGGACCTGCGCAATAGCTGCGCAACCTGACCACACTGAACCAACAAAAAGGACAAGAAAATTATGGAAAGCAAAGAGATAAAGTTTCAGCTTCTCGAACTGGCGCGCAAGGTTGTCGCGCTTCAGGCCGAAGACGCGGAAACGATCGCCGCAGAAAAGGGCCGGACTTCCTACAGCGTGCACGCTTCGCTTTTTAGGGCTCCCCTTCGCCAAGCTTGCCTAGAGGCCGGGCTTGACACCGGCACGGTCTCTGACAAGCGAATGCAGGCGTTCTGCTTTACGCCGATCCTGTGGGACGTTACCAGCGGCGACGATAACGCCGAAGAGCTTGGGCGCGGCGATGAAGAAACCGTGCACGGCCTGACTTCGGTCACGGATAAATGCGCGGAGATTATTGCGGAGTCGCACGTCGGCCACGAGGTGCAATCGGCGGAAGAACTGCCCCCAGAGGTTAGCGCCGCAGAACTTACTAAGCGCGCCGCAAACTTCCGTGTTCAGATTAGCCGGGGCAACGGCCGCGCGACGTTGAGGATTCGCTATGAGATTGGCGGTTCACGTTTCATGCTTACGGCCGACGTTCGCCGGTCTGACGTAGACGCTGACGCTGAGGGCTAACCGCCATGCAGGCCGCTGCTAGGGCGGACTTGGCGCGATCGGGAATTGGTGTAGAGGCAGCTGGCACAGCCGGATTCTACGATGTGGCGGACGCTCGCGAATGCTTCGACGAGTTCCAGCCGCTTCCCGCCCTTGTCCTTCCATACTATGACCCCTGGACGGACGACCTGATCCAGTTTGACCGGGGTTCCGGGCCGGAGGATTTTGCGCGCGTGCGCTACTTGGGCGCGGCGCCGGCTGAGCGTGGCTTTAAGCCGCACAAGGCGCAGCGCTACGCGCAGCCGCAGAGGTCGGGCGTCCATCCGTTCTTCCCCATGGTGGAGGGCTTGGACTGGCGGCGTGTCCTGGACGACCCCGCCCAACCGCTGTGCATCACCGAGGGGGAGAAGAAAGCGCTGCGGGCGACTTTGGCGGGCGTTCCGACAATCGGTCTTGGGGGCGTCTATAATTTCCTGACGGACGGTGAGCTTTTAGAAACCCTGTCCCGCGTCGCGTGGAAGGGGCGAGAGGTACGTATCTGTTATGACAGCGACGCAGCCACGAACCCCGACATCATGGCCGCGGAGGGGCGTCTAGCGTCCGAGCTTAGCTTAAAGCGGGGTGCGGCGGTCTTCCTAGCGCGCATTCCTGAGTCTTCGGACGGTCGTAAAATAGGCATAGACGATCTGATCGTCGAGCAAGGCGAAGAGGCTTTCCATAATGTTTTGGCGTCCGCCGAGCGTATGCGAAAGATCGACTCCGCTGTCCTCAGCCTTAACGAACACGTCGCTTGGATCGAGCGGGACGGGAAGGTCCTGGACCTAGCGACCGGGGTGATGATCGAAAAGGGGCACTTCATTAAAGGCTCCCGCTACAGCTCCCTGACTGTTGAGATGCCTGCCTTGAAAGGCACCGGAACCAAGATTATCAGTGTTGCGGATCGCTGGCTGACACACCCCCACGCCCAGCGTTACGACGACGTTAAGTTCGACCCTTCGACATCTGACCGGACGGTCAAGACGGATAGCGGTAACGTGGCTTTGAACCTTTGGCGCGGGTGGCCCGAAAAGCCGGGGGACGTACAGCCGTTTCTCGACCTTAGCGAGTTTCTTTTCAGCGAGCTCCCGCCAGATCAGCGCGAAGAGCCTTTGAAGCTGTTGGCGTACAAGCTCCAGAACCCAGCGGAGAAGGTCCCGCTGGCGCTCGTTTTGCTCGGCGATCAGGGCTGCGGTAAATCCCTGTGGGCGAAGATCGTGCGTGAGGCGGTAACGCCCTACGGCGCTGCGGTCCCTTCACACGCGCTTCTTTCGGAGTTCAACGGCTGGGTGGAGAGCGCGCTGATTTGCGTGATCGACGAAGCACAAGGCGCCCACGTCTCAAAGGGCTACGACGCGCTTAAATCCTATATCTCCGAGACGCGAACAATGCTAAACGAAAAGCACCGCGTCGCGCGCCAGGTGGACAGTTACACCTTCTACATCCTGACTTCTAACGATCGCCGTGTGGGCGCCTACTCCAACGACGACCGGCGTATGTACGTGGTCTCGGCCCCGGAGGCGCGGGAAAAGGCTTTTTATGATCGGATCGGGAGTTGGCTGCGCCGAGGCGGGGCGAGCCACGCCTTGCATTGGTTACTGAATTACGATCTTCAAGGCTGGAAGCCGCCGCAATCGGCGCCCATGACGGCCGAGAAATACATGGCGTATATGGAGAACTTGACGCCGATTCAGCGCATTGCGGAAGAGATGAAGACCGCGGATCGCAGCATTATTACTCTTTGGATTGAGAGCGCACTGGCGTGGGCGCGATCGGTCGAGGCGTCGGGCAACGTGGCGATGGCCCGGCAAGCACAAGAGGTCACGAACTCAATGTCAATGATTCAGGTGCGTCCCTTTTACTCTCCTGAAGAGCTGGCGATGATGTTCCCATCCCTTGCGGACAACCTCCACGGCTCGCGGACAATGCGTGGAACGCCGGCGGGAGAGATAAGCCGCCAGCTGCGCGAGAGCGGGGTGCGCTACTTGAAAAACGCTGACGACCCACGCGGCTTCCGCTATCGTGGGATGCTCCGCCAGTACCTTGTGGTCGCAGACGTGGACGAGTTCCGAACACCGATCACGCAAAACGAGTTCGACCGTTTAATGGGGCAGTTCCCACGTTACCGCGATCTCAAGAATTAGTTTGCCTGCGTGTTATTTTGTGTTACAGGTAGGACATGATGCAGGAGCACATAGCGCGCGGAATCATCGGCTTCGACCCGACCGAGACGCTGACAGTCAACGAGGTAAGCGCCCGCGCCGCAAAGCGAATGCTGGCGTCGCACCCCGACACGTGTGGCGATGAGTGGAGCGGCTTTACGGTTGGCCAGGTGAAGAAAGCCCGCGAGGCTCTTATGGCCGCGGCCCGCCGCGCCGAGAACGCGGCACAGAAAGTGCAGTGCCATGTCTGCAAGGGGCGTGGTTGGATTAAGGGACAGCGGTGCCCGAAGTGTAAGGGCGCCGGGTATGCAGGAGACTAGGAGCATGAGTATTTCGTTGAAAGTCGGAGCGCCGCTCCCGGATAACGTCGGCGCGCTTGCGGACGTTTTGAAGGAAATAAAGGAACTCCGCATTGGCATGGACAAGCAAGTCGATGAGGTCCGACGCCGCGAGCGCGAAGTCGAGGAGTTGATCATGACACGGCTTGAAGATTCGGGAGACACGGGAGCCATGGGTCTGCGCTACAAGGTGCAGCTGGTTAAGAAGACCAAGCCTAAGATCGCCGACTCCGATAAGTTCTTCGCGTGGGTTCAGCAAACCGGTGCTTTCGACATGCTTCAGAAGCGTGTAGCGGAGAAGGCGGTTATGGACTGGTCCGCGGAGAACGGGGACACCCTGCCGGACGGCCTGGAGCGCATCCACATTCCGTCGCTTTCGCTCACCAAAATTTAGGAGAACAACATGAACGCCAACCTTCCGACAACCTATGATCAGAAGATGGCCGAGGCCGCGCAACGCTATGCGAAGCGCGAAGTTGTCTCTGGCGATTACATTTCGCTGCGCGGGGGTTTGATTAGCGTGGACGGCTACAATCCGCCCGGTAATCAGCTCTGCGTCGTAGTTCTGGACTCTGCAACCGAGCGCTCTTTCTTCAAGGATCGGTTTGACGATTCTAACATGACGCCGCCCAATTGCTACGCGGTCGCGTACGACGACAGCGATCTTTCTCCCGAGATGCCGGACCATTCGTGGTTCCAGCGCCAAGCGGACGCATGTGCGTCGTGCTGGGCTAACGAGTGGGGCTCGGGCCAAGGTAAAGGCAAAGCGTGTAAAGAAAGACGCCGCCTGCTGCTCCTACCGGCCGGTCAGTTCACGCCCGCGGGCAAGGGCGACTTTGATCTGGAGGTTTTTGAAGACCCCGATCATTTTTCCAATGCGAAGCCTTACATTATGAAGACGCCTGTTACGTCTACGCGATCGTGGTCCGAGTACGTTCAGCAGATTGCAGCGCTTCAGCGCCCGCCGCTGGGCGTCTACACCCGCATTTTCTTGGAGAACGACGCAAAGAACCAGTTCCGCGTTTGCTTCGAGATGATCGACACGATCGACGACAACGCGATCCTGGATGTTCTTTTCAAGCGCAACGAGCAAGCTCAAAGCACGTTGCTTCGCGGCTACGAGCCGCCCAAAGAACGCTCTTCCGAGAACGCTCCGCGTTCCGGCTTCGGGCGCGGGTGATTAGGAGGTCGCGGGACTATGACGGACGAAGAAGCATGGTTGCGCTACGACTACGCACGGAACCTCTACGACAAGATGTTCGTTTTGAAGTCGCAAAGTATCTGGTGCGAGCCGGCAAGCGTTCCCGTGCCAGAGAGCGGTGATTACGTCACGAAGCCTCAGATAAATCTTCGCGGCATGGGGCTGAGCGCTCAGGTTCACCGGAACGTCGATAAGGGCGCTTTGATCGGAAACCCCGGTGACATTGTATGCCCGTTTCTTGAGGGCACCCACGTGACAGTCGATTTCGAGAGAGATCGCGACGGCGATGTCCGGTGTGTCGATGCGCGCATCCGTGTGGGCGATGTTTGGCTTTGGCAGTATGAGCTTATCGGCAAAGATATCTGGTCGCTCATGCCTTACACAAACCAGGACGGCCTTGTGCGCCTTATCGGGGAACTCCTCGACCCGGAGCGCTCTTATCCGGCTGTTGAGACGGTGAACATGGAAGGCGTCCTTAGCACCGAGCGCGCCGCTATCCGCGCCGTTTGGGAGGTGCATCTTCGCGGTAATCCTGACCCACGTTATGAGTTCCTTTTCCCTATCTTTCGCTCCGTCTCGGCAGATTTCTTCGGCTCACCTTGGGAACTTCTGGAGGCGTTCGAAGATTGCGACGGCCTCCTCAATACGCCCCGGCGCTATTTCTTAGCGCGGGGGAGGGTTGAGCCTTGATCGACCCCGTAACCATAGACTTCGAGACCCGCGCCATTGAAGACCGCCCGAGCTATCCGCCCGAGCCGGTGGGCGTGTCGATCAAGCGCGGCCATGAGGAGAGCGTTTATTACGCTTGGGGCCACGCTTCCGCGAACAACGCCAGCCGGGAAGAGGCGCTCCAGGCGCTCCGCACGGTGTGGGAGAGCTCCGCCCCGCTCCTGTTCCACAACGCCAAGTTCGACATTGCGGTTGCGGTTGAGGGGCTGGGTTTGCCGATGATTCCGTGGGGGCGCATCCACGACACGACGTTTCTCGCTTACCTCGCCGAGCCGCACGCACGCAGCATCGGCCTCAAGCAACTGGCTGCGGACCTGCTGGACTGGCCGGCGGACGAACAGGACGCCGTCGCCGAGTGGGTGTGGTCCAAGCGCTTCGAGCTCCGGCAGGAAGAGCCGGGCCTTCCGCTTAACACGAAGAAGCAAGCGGGCGCCTGGATTGCTTACGCGCCCGGTGACTTGGTCGGCGCGTACGCGCGGGGCGACACGGATCGGACCCGCGCGCTGTTCGATCATCTCTACCCCATAATCGTGGAGCATGGGATGGCGGGGGCTTACGCCCGGGAGCGCCAATTACTCCCGATTTTGATGCAGAACGAACGCGAAGGGATGCGGCTGGACATGGAAGGGCTCCACGTGGCTTGCGAGGAAGCTTGCGCCGCGATGGAGACGACGGAGCGCTGGATGCGGGAGCGCCTTAACGCGCCCGGTCTAAGCTTCGACAAGGACGACGATGTGGGGTGTATATTCCGCGACGCGGGCGTGATCGACATGAGCCAAGTGACGCTGGTGTCGGGTGGCCGTCCGTCCTTGGCGAAGGATAACCTGAAGCAGTCTATGTTCCTGGACGCTGATCTAGGCACTGCGTACTTCTACCGTAACCGGCTTGCCACTGTAGTCGGGACTTTCATGAAGCCGTGGCTTGAGAAGGGGGAGAACAACAATGGTTGGCTTACTACAAACTGGAACCAGATTAGAGGAGAGGGCGGAGGAACCCGAACTGGAAGACCGAGCACTTCGCGACCTAACTTCCTTAACATACCCAAGAGAATGGGCAGCACTGACGTTCCCGCCTTCATTGCAGGGTCGGCACCGCTCATTCAAGTCCCTAATGTTCGAGACTTCGTCCTACCCGACGATGGTCACGTTTTTTGTCACCGGGATTTTAATGGGCAGGAGCTTCGTGTCTTCGGTCATTTCGAGTGCGGTCCTTTACAGGCCGCTTATGCGGCAGAACCGCGCTTGGATGTTCATTCGCTGGTTGGGGCAAGAATACGAGAAATTACGGGCCTCGAACTGGACCGCTCCGCCGTCAAAATTCTGAACTTCCAGGCGATGTATGGGGGCGGGGCGCCGGCCGCGGCGCGAGCGCTAGAGTGCTCGCTAGCTGAAGCGCGGGAGTTCAAAGCTTTCCACGACAAAGCTCTTCCAGGCCGCCGGGCTCTTAGCGACGCGATCACGCGGCTCGTGCGGAGGGGCGTCCCGATCACGACGTGGGGCGGCCGCAAGTATTTCCCCGAGCCGCCGCGGGACGGGCGGACGTTTGAGTACAAGCTGCTCAACTACCTGATCCAAGGGTCCGCTGCGGACCTGACCAAGCAGGCGATGATAGATTGGTACGACGACCCCGACCGCGAAGCGCGGTTCTTGGTTCAGGTTTACGACGAGATTAACATTTCCGCTCCGGCCGACCGCTGGCGTAAGGAAATGGCGATTTTGAAACGCCACATGGAGGCCCCGCGCCTAGACGTTACGATGCTTTCGGACGCTGCGGTCGGCCCTTCGTGGGGTAAGATTGAGGACGTGGATGATGAGTAAGGTCAAGGCTTGGAGCTGGAGCGCGCTTGCTCTTTATGAAGAGTGCCCAGCGCGCTACAAATACGCCAAAATCGACAAGCTCCCCGAGCCGCCTTCCGAGAACTTGGAGCGCGGTAAGAGGGTTCACAAGGAAGCGGAGGACTATCTTCTCGGCGTCGGCCCTCTTACGGACAGCCTTGTGCTGTTTCGCGACGAGATGGAAAGTTTGAGGGGAGCCCACCCGATCGTTGAGCAAGAGTGGGCTTATACGAAAAACTGGAAACCGACCGGCTGGAAGGTGTGGAGCGGCCCACAAGCCGCATGGCTGCGGGTTAAGCTTGACGCTGGCGTCATTTATCAGGACGGCCATGCCGACGTGGTGGACCACAAGACGGGCAAGAATCGCGGCGGCTACGACGACCAGATGCGGCTCTTTGCTCTCGCTACCGTGCTTCGCTATCCAGAGGTAAAGACCGTTTCGACGCTGCTTTGGTTCCACGATAGTGGCGAGGAAGTGGTCGGGGACTACCAAGCGGATACGCTCAGGGCCGAGATGGCCGGCTGGGAGGATCGTGTCCGGCCGATGTTCACCGATACGCACTTTGCACCGCGCCCGAGTCGGAAGTGCAACTGGTGCCCGTTTTCTCAAAGCGCGGGAGGGCCTTGCAGTCATGGCTGACGTTGATAATCTGAGCCTCCCCGCTTTGGAGGCTCCCCATGAAACCGAACACGCTGACCGAGAAGTACACGCAGAACAAGGTGTGCGAGTGGGCGAAGAAACGTCGTATCGAGGCGAACCGGCAGCACAAGGGGGCTGGGGCTGGGACAGGCTGGCCGGACGTGCAGTTCATCCTTCCGGCCGGCCGCTCGGTGTGGATCGAGTTCAAGAGCCCCGGCAAGAAGGCGACTGCGCGCCAGCTCCACATAATCGGGAAATTGGAGAAGGCCGGGCACGAGGTTCACGTCTGTGATGACCCTGAGCGCGCAATCGACATCCTTGCAGCCGCCTTGGACAGCGCCCGCAGCGAGCTCGCCGGGGAAACCCGTCTTAACACGCCGCGTCGCTCCTAAGCACGTCGAGTGGACACCCCACAAATATCAGGAGCGCGCTGTCGAGCACTTGCTTGAGCGCGGCGCGGCGGCGTTGTTCCTGGACCCCGGCCTCGGCAAGACTTCGATCACGTTGGAGGCGCTGCGGATCAAGCTGGAGCACAGCCAAGTCCGCAAGACCCTTGTCGTTGCTCCGCTGCGCGTCTGTCAGCTCGTCTGGCGTCAGGAGGGGGAGAAGTGGTCGCAGTTCCGCGACCTTCGTTTCTCGCTCGTCCACGGCACGCAGAAGAAGCGTATCGAGGCGCTGGAGACCGAGGCCGACATATACCTGATAAACCCGGAGGGGGTTGAGTGGCTTGTCAACCACATCGGCTTTAAGGCGTGGCCTTTTGACGGGCTCGTGATCGACGAGCTTACGAAATTCAAGAACCATCAGTCAAAGCGCTCCAAGGCGCTGCGTAAGAAAGCCCGCGAGAGCAAGTTTGTTTGGGGGTTGACGGGCACTCCGACCCCGAACGGATACATGGACCTTTTCGGTCAGATGCTTCTACTTGACGACGGCGCCGCGCTTGGAAACCGGATTACGGCGTTCCGAGACCGGTATTTCAAGGCCGACGATTTTCTCGGCTACGACTACAAGCTACGTCCCGGCGCCGCGGAGCGGATCGAGGAGCGCATAAAGCCCTACGCGCTGCGAATGAGCGCCGAAGAGTATTTGGAGCTGCCTGAGCTGGTCCATGACGTGCGCCGCGTTAGGATGGATACCAAGTCCCGGAAGCTTTACGATACGATGAAGAAGGACGCTTTGGCGGAGCTGGACGACGGTATCGTAACGGGCGCCAACGCCGCGGCGGTCTACTCGAAGTTGAAGCAGATGGCGAACGGCGCTGTCTATCTGGAGGGAGAAGATGGGAAGCGTAAGGTCACGCACATCCACGACGCTAAGCTGGAGGCGATCGAGGAGCTTATTGAAGAGCTACAGGGTCAACAAGTCCTCATTGCCTATGAGTTTCAACACGATCTCGAACGGCTGCGGGATAGGTTGCGATCTCGGTTTGGGGACATTCCTTTCCTTGGACGTGGAGTCAATGGAAGAGCTGCTGAAGAGATTGAAGCAGCTTGGAATGCCGGCGAAATCCCGATCCTTCTTGCGCACCCTGCATCGGCAGGCCACGGCCTCAACTTTCAAAAGTCTGGCGCGCAACACATCTGTTGGTTTAGCCTCACGATCGACCTAGAACTTTATGATCAGTTTATCGGCCGCGTTCACCGTCAAGGCAATACGGCCGATCACGTCGTCAACCACGTTATCGTGGTGGACGACACCGTAGACGCCTTGACACCAGACGTTCTTGAGGGGAAGTCTGTCACCCAGGACCGGCTGCTTGCAGCCCTTTCCGCCGAACTCGGCACAGAAACAGGAGAAGAAAAAATGGCAATTCGACGTATCAAGCGCAAATCCGACGACGCGCCTGGGGCGCAGGAAGCCCCGCAGGAAGCCCCGCAGGGCGGTGGGGCGCCCGCTGGGTGGGGTAAGCCCGCCTCAGCGGAAGACACGGCCCCCGAGAGCGACGAAGCCGCGCCGGAGGCTATCGACGAAGACCAGATGGAAACCAAGCTTCGCGGAGGCTTCTATGGAGATGTGGCTGAGCGCCTAGAGAGGGGTGAGGTTGAGGCGGTTGAGGAAGCGCCAGCGGAGGCGAGTGCGCCCGCTGAGCGCCAAATCACGACAAGCCCGGAAGACCGTAAACCCGTCGCTAACAAAGCCAAGGCTACCCCAGGGAAGAGTTCGGCGAAGCCGAAAGCAGTTTCGCCAAGCGCTTCCGCACCCAGCTCCGTCGATGACGTCCGCACCGAGGCTGCCCGCATCGCCGCCTCCATCAACCCCCGCGATGTCAGAGAACTGCTTGACGCGGCTCGTGAGATTGAGGATTATCTCCGCGGATCGTGAGCCCGTGCATTTAATGAGCGGTTAGGTGGCTCGGTGCATAGCGCCGGGCCACTTTGCTTTGGAGCTTTTTATGGTTGAGGAAGACCTTTCTCCGCGCTCGAACGCCTCTCCGCTTGCGACTAACTCCGGTAATCAACGTATGCACCCCGTGGTGGCCGTTCTTTCCGGCGTGGGGTGCTTTGGATTCCTTGCATGGCTGTGCTGGATCATCACCAAGCTCGTCGCTTCCGGCGTCCCGGAAGCGGATAGGGCGGGTCTGATCGGAACGCTGGTTATGGCGGCGTCAGGCGTCGTTGTCACGTCCATTGCTGCGGCGCGCGGGCTAGATCAGAACCCGCTAGGTGGGTTAGGGTCGATCGTGGGTGGTCTTCGGAACATGGTTCGGCGGTATTGATATGAAAATCAAACTCTTGGTTGCTTCGGTCGGGGCTGTCGTTATTAGCGGGCTCGTCGCGTTATTTCTTGTCCAGGCGGCCGAGCGTGATGCGCTTGAAGAACGTGTCGAGCGCGCCCAAGAGCGTATCGAGCGCCTTAACTCTGATTTGGAGAGCGCTGTGCAGACAAATTCCTCGCTGCGTGATAGCGTGTTTCAAGCGCAAAATGCTCGGCGCGAAGCCGAGGATGCGTTGGTGCTTGCGGAGCGCGCTGCGGTTGAGGCCGCGAGCTCGCGACGGGAAGTTATTTATCAGGAGAGGCTTGTAGATGCGACCCTTGATCAGTGCCTTGCTTACGAGCTTCCTGTTGAGTTCGTGCGCCAGCTCCCGCAGTGAGCCGGACCCAATCGTACTTACTGAAATTGAGTTCGTCCTACCGCCCGCCGAGCTGATCGAGCCGTGCAGCCGCCCCAGCACGTCGCGACGGATCGACGAAGAACTGGAGCGGTTGGCAGGGCTGGTTGAATGCGAGCGGGCCGACAAGGCTGCTCTTCGCGCTTGGCGGGCTACTCACCAAGAAACAGAGCCTTCTCCATCCGGCGCCGGCGAGCAAGACCGTAATTAGAGAATTTCTGACCGCCGACGGTGATCTTGTCCCACATAAGAATGGCGTCGGCTGCGCCTTTAATGTCGCCCCGCCCCAAGCGACGCAGCACCGTAGAACGTCGGAAGCCGGCGCATCCGATATTGTAGGTCAGGCTTACGAGCGCGTCGAACTCGTGGGGCTTCAAACACGTGATCCCGTGGTCTTCGAGAGCGCCAATGACGCAGTTCTCGAACTTCTCGATCTCTTTGTGGAAAAGCAACTCCGCGTCAGCGAGGCTAATCGTGTCACCCGGCTTCACGCCTTCCGTGTGTCCGTACCCGATGGTCCACACGCCCGCTTGGTCTTGGTAGGCGTCGTGGCGGAAGCCTTCACGATCGCGGATGAACTGGCGGCCGCGTTCAGTTATCTCCATTTTGAAACTCCAGACGGCTAATTTCCCGATCAATATACCAGCGGGCTTTACGCAAATCCTCCAGCTCACTTCCCTTGTGACCGGCCCGCCAGATGTACTTTATGGCGTTGCCCCGGCAAAAGTTCATGTGCTCGGTGATTTGAATACATTCGATCCCGCTGGGGTGCCGCCTGTAGTGTTCAGGCTTACTGACCGAATCGGCGTCGCCTCCCATGACTTAATCTCCCGTCGCTTCGAGGTAGAGGTCCAAGAGAGCTTGCTGCTCGGCACGCTCTGCGGGGTCCATTTTCCGTAGAGCGATCACTTTGCGGATAATTTTCGTATCGTAGCCAAACGCTTTTGCCTCGGCGTACACCTCTTTTATATCGTCGGCGACCGCGGCCTTGTCTTCCTCTAAGCGCTCCACGCGCTCAACGAAGCCCCTAAGCTGCGCGCGAGAGTTGTCGCCGATTTCGACCGGCTCGTTTTCAGTGCTCATGATGTGCTCCTATTCCACGAGGTTGATGGGTCTGTAGTCCACCACGCCGTGCCGGGGGTGGTGGAAAAGAAGGAACTGCTGTGGCTTGGACGGCCGCAAGCGGTTCATCTTCGCGTACTCAGAGTAACCCGGAAGGCAGCCGTTACAAATGACCCAATCCAACACGACGGGCGTATGGAAGTGGCCCATGTCGACGCGATCGACGTCGCGGCCGATTGCGCCCTGCTCCTGGATCACCTTCTGCGCTCCACGGATAATCGTCGCGGCCGGGCCGATGAAGCCCTGACCGCCCCGCGACCCGATCTTATCTCCGTGGGTCAGCAGGATGTTCATGTCGTAGATCGGAAAATACACGTCCGGCGACTTTGTGGTCTGGAACGTCACGGCGTCGTCTTTAGCAAACTCGCGGCGGAGCATATAGCCGATCAGGTACTCATAGTTCCGGGCCACTGAGCGCTTAGACTGGGGCTTGTGGTCAATTCGGCCGTGATTGCCAAACACTTCCTTGACGTCCACCCGGCCAAACGCTTTTTTCAGCTCCCGGATGCCCGCGGCCTCTTCCTCGAACACAACCTCGACCGCTTGGATTGGTGTTAAGTCGTCGGTCTCGCGCAGCTCTTCGTGGATACCGCCCGAAATGGCGTCCCCGCCGCGGGCGTAGATAATACCGGGGAAGTGCCAGTGCTCGGAAACGTGCTCGAAGCTGAGATAAATCGTACGCTCGACCAATCTCTTGTAGCGCTCCCGGAAAATCTCGGTGTCGTAGCCGTAGCCGTGCTCGGTTTCGTGGGGGTCTATGACTTCGCCAACCTGGAAGTCGGAGGTCAAAAGATAGGGCATGTGCTCACCGCGTTCGCCGCGGCGCGGGGTGTATGTCCAGTCTGCGGGAACGGCGCTAGACCGCGCCGCGAGCTCCATGTCGTCCAGCTTGGCTTGGAGTGTGGACATTTCCCGCATTACATCGCGGGCGCGTGCTTTTGAACGGCGCGCTTCTTCCCGAGCAACCAGCAAAGCCGTTTCGTCGGCGACCGAGGATTCCTTGGCCGCCAGCTTCCCCGCCGCCAACTCTTCCGGGGTGGGCTCAAGACCTAAACGATCCTTTGCCAGTGTGATACGCCGGCGGACGCTTGATTCCGCGATGCCGAGCGCTCGTGCAGTCTCGGCAATAGAGTAGTTGTGGTGGGCGAAGGCGTAGTAGGAAGCAGTTAAGTCAATATCGCTAGTTCGGCCCAACTCGGGATTGGTTACTTTAGTCTTTATCTGAGCGGGTCCAGGCTCGCCCCCAATCTCTACTCGAACATTCTCGTCCTCTAGCTCCTTCCGGGCACGGTATAGTCGCTCTCGGAAAGTTCGATGGGGTACACCCAATGCGTCTGCGGCGTGCGCCGCAACCTTGTTGTGCTGGAGGTAAGCGTGAGCCACCTCCAGCAGTAATTCTTCAATGTTTTCACTCACTACGGGCGCTCCGTTATCTCCGCGCGCTCTAAACGGTCGTTGACGGCGTCCAAGTCACGCTCAATTCGCTCAATCCGCTGATCCCGGAGAAGAAGGTCGGTTTGATCGACGATAGCTGCCCGAGCAAGCTGCGTCTCAAGATTAGCGACCTTCACCTCCAGCCTCGCTAGCTGCTCATTGTTCTCCCCGATCTCTGTTGCAACCCAAGCCATAATGGCCCCCACCGCAAGGATGATGCCGGACTGTATGTGGCGTTCCCAATCGCGCCAAGAGCTGTTCCTTGAATCACCACTCATTGCTCTTCACCTTGCGCGGAATCCTGTGCCGCAGCGATGGCGGCGCCCTGACGAAGCTGCTGGATCGCGTCGTCCGCCATGCCGATTTGACGCATAATGCGTGTGGCGCGTTGGACGTCACGGGGATCGGGGCTGACAAGCATTTGCGCAAGGGCCGTTGCGCGGCCCGCGTTGCCGTTAACGAAAGGCATGAAGCCCCGGCCGGCGTTGATGATGAAGCCCGCCGAGGCGCGGCCCGTACCCACCGCAGCCATTTCGGCGACGGCTTCGGCTAGCTGCTCAGCGCTGGGGGCGTTCGACCGGATCGCCTCGTTAACCGGCGCCAGCGCGCCAAGGTTCTGCGCCGTCTGCGTTTCGCGTGCCCCGATTTGGGCCAAGCGCTCCGCACGAGGCCGCCCCAGCGCCGCGGTGTTCCGGTCAATTTGACCACCCTCTGTAAGCCGCCGCATAAGCTTCAGCGCTTCGCTCTCACCTTCGCGCGCCTGGTCGATGATACGGTTCTCCGCGGCCTCTTCGATACCGCGCGACCGCACCTCCGCGAAACGCGCTGCACGATCCTGCACCATGTCGCCCGCGTCGGGCCGCGCCTGCGGTGTACGCGCTTCAATGACTTGCGACGTGAACTCAGACGTAGTGCCCGGATTAAGGACTTTACG